GATACGACCATGCCCGCAGCCAAGTCGCAGCCGCCCGCGCGATCGCTCGACGGCGATCCCGCCGAGCCGACGAGCCCGTTCGCGCCGCAGCGCTCGACGTACCCGCTCGACCTCGAGCGCGTGCAGTCGGGGGGGCTCGACGACGATCCGACAGAGTCAGGCGATCCGGTGAAGAACCGCGTGTCGTCGAAGAACCTCGAAGGGGGCCGGTAGGCTCGCCGTAGATAGGAGTGCCGATGCCCAGCCCGCGCGAGATCGCCAAGCAGAAGAACGACCCGTCGAAGTTCGACGGGACAGTCGAGAGTTACGACGCCGAGGCGGGAACCCCGGCCGGCGTCGCGCCGCAGGGGCGGGCCCCCGACTACGCCGCCAACCCCACCAACCCGCCGGATCCGCCCCCGCCGGCAAAAAACCTCAAGAGGTGATCCATGGACGCACAGGACATTCAGGACTGGGCCGGACGCACGGCCGGCAACACCGGCGCGGAGACGCCCCCGGCAGAGACCCCAGCCGAACCGGCACCTGATGACGCGGGGACCCTGCGCGTCGCGGTCGAAGCGGTCACGCGGCTGGCGGACGACCTCGAGGCCATCAAGGAGCGCGCGGCCGACAAGGAAGTGGACCTCGACTTCGTGGACGACGCCGTCAAGAACCTGCGCGAACTGCCCGACCAACTCACCACGGCGGCCGACGAGCTGCAAGCCCTCGCCGACGAAGAGGCCGAGAAGGCCGCCGAGGAAGCCGAAGACGAGGCCGAAGAAGGCGGCGGCGAAGGCGCGCAGGCTTGACGGCGCAACCCGCCGCGTGAGACCGTCGAGCCATGGCTGACCAGACAGCGCAGCACGGCACGCCGGGCTACGACGAGTGCGACGAGTACGATCGCCGGCAGGGCCGCACGACCGACAAGGACGAGCAGAAGCCGTCGGGACTGACGGAAGCCGGCAACAAGCCGTCTCCACATCCGGTCTCGTTCAAGACCACGACAAGCAAGTGAGAGCGTACACGCGCAGGCCTATCGGCGAGCGTCTCTTGGCGCTTGTTCAGCCGGAACCGAATTCGGGTTGCTGGCTTTGGCAAGGATCGCTCACGGGTGGTGGCTACGCCCAAATCATGGATCCTGCGTGGCCCAGTCGTCGGCGCGACGCACACCGTGTCTCGTACGAACTATGGGTGGGGATGATCCCGCCTAGGATGCAGGTTTGTCACAAGTGTGATACGCGCTCGTGCGTGAACCCGAGTCACCTTTTTCTGGGAACTGCGACGGCGAACATGCGAGACGCAGCGCTGAAGGGTCGGTTGCACGTTGCCAGTCGTGTGGGGGAGAACAACGCGAATGCTCTGCTTACGGCCTCACAGGTGTGCGAGATCCGCAGACTGCGTGGTAGGCTGAGTCAACGAGAAATCGGCCGACGCTACGGTGTCCATCGGAACACGGTCTACGAAATTTTTGCCGGTAACAACTGGAAGGAAGGAACTCCATGAACGAAGAACCGAAGGATCCAATAGAGGCGTACGACGCGGCTCATGGGGATCCGTCCAAGACGCCGGCCGCGCCCGCGCTCTCGGAAGCGGACGAGTGGGGCACGAAGCTGAACCCCGTGCGGGACACGCCGCTGGCCGGGACCGGGCTCAAGCAGGTCGGCAAGTAGGCCGTGGCCCTCCCCGTCCTCATCTCGCACACCGGGAGCATTAACGGCTCCCCGGCGCAAAGCTCACAGATCTCCCCGTCGCTGCAAGAGATCCTGAACACGTCGTTCTCGGCGACGTACGGTAGCAGCAAGGGAAGCCGCCCGTCGATCATCGGCGCGACGGATCTGGCACCGTTCGTCATCCCGCTCGAGACGATCGTGAAGGTGCGGCTCATGGCATTCCGCGTGCGGGGCGGCTCGCTCAAGTTCAAGTTCACGTCCGCCGCCGGCGCGGACCAGGCTCTACTCATCTCCGATTTTTTCTTGTGGCACGCGCCTAACGCCGGTGATGAGGTCACGGCTATCAAGGCCGTGGGCACGGCAGACCTCGAGTACATTCTGAGTGGGGACGTCTCGTGATGTAGTAGACTCCCCGACCAACGGAGGAACCCATGTCACTGCGAGACACGCTGAACGACAACAACCTGAACCAGGCCGAGGACGCGCTGTCGGCCATCAGCCTGGGCGAGCTGCTCACGCTGCTCATCAAGAACTCGACGGCCACGGAAGCGGGTCTCGTGCCGGCGGCCGATCAGATCACGCTGGCGGCCACGCCGACGGCGCTGTTCCAGATCAACGCCACGGCTGGGGCTGTCACCGGGGTCAAGCGACTGCGCAAGGGGCCCATCACGGGCTCGGGCGCGATCGTCCCGGCGACGGGCGAAGCCGTGTGGGACGGCGGCACCAAGGTGCTGTTCGCCTCCGTCGATGCCGTGACGGCCGCGAGCGTGCTCTACGCCAAGTCCACTGACAAGGCGTCGATCCTGCTGCGCGACCTGACCGACTAGACGCTTGGGCCGAAGGGCCTCGTTTCTCCAACACGCCCCCGCTGGGCGGTCAAACCGGCGCGTAAAGGAGTGAACCATGCCCGACGAAGCACCCGCCACGACCCCGGCCGCGCCGGCTGCGACCCCACCGGCCGCGACTACGCCCCCAGCAGCCACGCCCCCGAAGCCTGCTCCGGCCGCCGCGAAGCCGCCGACGAACGGCAAGCCCAAGGAGATCCGCATCCCGATCAACGCCTTCAAGGAGCGTGTGCGCCGGGACGCGGCGGCGCTCGTGCGGCAGACGCTCGGCGTCAGCATCGAGGAGGCCGAGAAGATCATCAAGGCGGGGCCGCCTGTCGCGACCGACGGGACCCAGCCCCAGGCCGCCGCGGCGACGGCCGATGCCGCAATCGGTCGCCTGCAAGCCGAAGTGGACCGCTTCAAGAAGCAAGCCGCCACGGCGACACAGGCGCGCGACGACCTCGACCGCAAGTACAAGAAGGACACCCAGCGGCTCCGCGACCGCGCCGTCGAGACCGAGCTGCGCTACGTGGCGGCCCAGGCCGGCGTGATCGACACGGATTACGCGACGCACCTGTTCGCGCGCGCCGCGCACGCGGGCAAGGCGAGCGACCCGAAGGCGTTCTTCGAGGCGCTCAAGCAGAGCCATGCCCACCTGTTCGTGGCGCCGACAGTGGCCGTGGCCCCGCCCGTGGTGACGGTGCCGCCGACGACGGCCCCGCCGGAGTCGCTGGCGCCGGGGGAGACCAAGCCCACGCCGAGCGCGCCCACGACGGGGACTGTGGTGGACGTGGACAAGCTGTCGGGGCCCGAGTTCGCTGCGCGCACTCGCCAGCAGTATGGGTTCTCACCGGGGGGGTGACGTGACCTGCGGGTGAAGGGGGAGTAGGATTGATGCGTGGGCTGGCCCAAGGGGAAACCCCAGTCGGAGACGGCCAAGGCAGAAAAGCGCGTGAAGATGCTGGCGCGCATCGCGGCCGGACTGTGGAACGCGGATTTCTGTCGTACATGCAACAGCCCAGAGGCGAAAGCCCGTCGGCTGGCGACGAATCGCGCGCGTGGAAACGACACGAAGTGCGCGAAGGCGATGGCGGTTTCCATGGCCAGACCGGACGTGCGGGCGAAGTTGTCCGTCGAACGAAAGGCGCGCTTCTCGACGCCAGAAGGCCGCCAGAAAATTCTCGCCGTAGCACGCGCGGCGCAGACCCCAGAAGTGAACGAGCGGCGCCGAGCAGCATCGAAAGCCTACGCCATATCGCCCGAAGGCCGTCTCGCGAAGCAGCGCGGGGGACTTGCGGCGCTACACAGCCTGCGCGGGGCCTCGGCGCGCAAGGAGTGGGAGTACCAGGAGCACCGCTTTCGTTCGTCTTGGGAGCGAGACTTCGCGCGGTTTCTCGATTTGCTGGGCGTGAAGTGGTGGTATGAACCGACGGTGTATCAGGTAGGAAGTCGCCACTACGTTCCCGACTTCCGCGTGGAGATCCCAGGGCGTGGATCGGTCATCGTAGAGGTCAAAGGTGTGCGCCTCGGGCGCGGACTTGAAAAGTTCCAGGACTTCGTGCGAGAGTACCCGGAAGTACCGGCCGTGCTCATCGGTGACGAAGAAATCGCGGCGATACGCAAGCTGAACAGGAGCTGAAAAAATGGCGAATTTTCCCGACTCGAGTTTGCCGGTCACCTCGTTCAACCCGACGGTGATTTCGGCGATACAGGACAGAACTTTGAGTCGCACTTTTCGCGACGCCCTCTACCCGCGGCTCCTGTACCGCATGGAGGCGCTCGCGGAGTTGTGGCCGGTGAACCTCGGCGCGAACATGACGTTCACGCGCGCGGGGCTCATCGAGCCGACGACGCGCCCCCTGGCGCCCGGGAGCGACCCGCCGCTCAGCACCTACGCGATCGAGCAGTGGGAAGCGACCGCGCAGCAGTGGTCGGCGGCCGTGGACACCCACATGCCCACGAGCTACGTCACGCTGGCGTCGCAGTACCTGCGCAACATGCACCAGCTCGGGCTGCACAGCGGCCAGTCGCTCAACCGCGTCTCGCGCGACAAGCTGTTCAACGCCTACGTGGCGGGGAACACCGTCGTCAAGGCGGGCGGTGTCGGCGCGGGCGTGCTGGTCCCGGTGGTGAACCTGGACGGCTTCACGCGCAAGCTGTTCAACGGCCGGCCGACGCCGGTTTCAGCCGCGAACCCGATCTCCATCACTATCCCGGCCGCTGGGTACACGGGCGTCGTGACCGGGTTCGTCTCGGACTTCCCGAACGACGAGATCCACGGCGGGACCCTGACGGTCTCCCCGGCGGTGCCCGCGCTGGCGGGCCGGGAAGCCGTGCTGTCCGCCAACCGCTCGAGGCTCATCTACTCGGGCGCCGGCAACCGCGTGGACGACATCACGGCGGTCGACCAGTTCAAGCTGGCGGACGTGCGCGAGGCCGTCGCGCGGCTGCGCTTCGACAACGTGCCGCCGCACGAGGATGGGTCGTACCACTGCCACCTCGACCCGATCTCGGAGTCGCAGATCTTCGGCGACAACGAGTTCCAGCGGCTGAACCAGTCCATCCCGGACTACATCCACTACCGGCGCTTCGCCGCGGCGTTCGTGCTCAACACCACGTTCTACCGGAACACCGAGGCGCCGACGACGGCGACGGTGAACGAGAACCCGGCCAAGGGGTTCACGACCGGGTTCGAGCTGACCAACCCCGCGGGCGTCGTCATCCACCGCCCGATCTTCACGGGACAGGGCGCGCTCGAGGAGAAGTACCTGGACGAGTCTCGGTACATCGCCGAGGCCGGCATCCAGGGCAAGATCGGCGAGTTCGCGGTGGTGAACGGCGGCGTGCAGGTCATGACCGAACGGATCCGACTCGTCCTGCGCGCGCCGATGGACCGACTCCAGCAGCAGACGAGCGCCGCGTGGAGCTTCAGCGGCGACTTCACCGTCCCATCGGACGAGGGCTCGCCGAGCGGGCCCGCGACGTTCAAGCGCAGCTCGATCGTGGTTCACGGCGAGTAGCGTCATTGACGTTCGCCGCACAAGTTCCAGTCCCCTTCGGGGGCTCTGGTCCTGGCTTCGGCCAGGATGGTGTCCCGTCCTTCGGGTCGGGACCTTTTCCCCTCGACATACGAGACGGCCTTCGGGCCTACCCTCCGCGTCTTGGGGACCGACCGGGAATCTTCAGGCTTCCCTTCCCCGCCGGGTCAGTGCGGTGGTTTGGCTGACGGCTTCGGCCTGACGCCTTTGCCTGATCCCGTTCACGGTCGGCTTTTTTTCCATGGCGAAACGACGACCCGACGAAGCTCCTGTGCCGGCGGCCCCGCGGCCTCCGTCGCAGGAGCGCTTCTACCGCGTGACGAAGACGTGCCGGATCGCTCGCGGCGCCACGTACTACACGCTGCCGGTCGGCAAGGTGCTCTCGTCGCTCGGCTATGACATCGACGAGCTGTGCACGATGGGCGTCACGATGGAGGCGGTAGACAGCCCCGTCATGCGGCCGACCGTGCTGCCCTGAGTTGGAGTAGGATAGAGGCATGAGCGCGGTCCTCACCGAGGACGAGAAGGCCAGGATCCGGCATCACCTCGGGTACATCCTGCTTGATCCTGTACCCAGCATCACCCTCGGTGTGCGCGGTCTCGGCCAGCCGCAGTTCCTGGTCGAACTGGCGCTCAACCAGATCCCTGAGAACGCCGTTGGGATCATCCGCAACTACGTCGCCATCATGGACGGCATCGAGAACCAGCTCGTCGAGGCGCAGCGGCGGTTCAAGGCCGAGAAGCTAGGCGAGATCACGCTCCGCAAGGACGAGACCGACCAGCTCGAGCGCGAGTACGCCAGGTGGGCCAAGCGGCTCGCTGACGACCTCGGCGTGCCCCTGAACATGTTCAGCGAACGGTTCCGCACAAACGGTGGCATGATGCCCCTGTCCGTCTCCGTGCAGCACTGACCCCTGAGCCAAGGAGAAGATCATGTCCACGCTACTCGTCGAGACCCTGTCGTCGTCCGCGGGGCCAGTGGCCCGCGAAACCGCAACGAGCGCCCCGGCCGTCGAGACCGAAGCCGCGCGGCTCGAGCAGGTCGGTCCCTATCGCCAGGACAACTCGGCCGCGGCGCAGACCGACGTGGCCCTGTCGCTCGGGGCGACAGACGCCGCAGCCCCGACGGAGCTGGTCGCGGGACGCGCCGGCACCATCATCGGCGTCGTCGCGCGCTCGAACGCCGACCTGACAGCGGGCACGGCGACCTTCCGCGCGAGCAAGAACGGCACGGGCGTGGGCGGCTCGGGCTGCGTCCTGTCCGACACCGTGCAGCAGAAGATTTCGGAGTCCGCGGCCGTGGAGTTCGCGGCCGGCGACCTCCTGGGCGTGCTCATCACGACCAACGGCGCGTTCGCGCCTGTCACGGCCGACGTGCAGGCGTACCTGCTGGTGCGCTGGGCCGCGTAAGGCGCGTAGTGCATGGCCCGCGACCGCACGAACTCTGGCACGCCGCGGGCCGAGCTGCCGGAGCTGACGGGTGCGGTCAAGGCGCTACCGCCGGGGCACGGGGACTCCGCGCTCGCGTCGGCGCTCACGCCCGTCGTGGACGAGATCCGGCAGCTCTACACGGAGTTCGGGGTACGCCCGTACCAGGTGTTCTTGATCCACATGCAGTGGTCGGGCAACCGCATCGGCGAGGGCAGCGCGGTCGAGATCAGCCGCCGCGAGATCCTACCGACACCACAGGTCGTGGACATGGGCTCGACGACCGAAGTGTTGCGGCAGTTCGGGCTCACGGAAGAAGGCGGTTTGGTCGTGGACCAAGTCAGCACGAAGTACACCGAGGACGACCTGATGGGTCGAACGCCGGATCTCATTGACCCCACGATGCCTCGCACGGGGCTTTCCACCGTGGAGTTCTTCTGGGAAGTGATCGAGTCACGGCCATCGAATCCGGCGTCTGTGCCTCGGCGTTACGTCCCGGTCGGAGTGCCCATGCTGAGCCGTGATCGTTTCCAGTGGCGGGTGGCGCTCGCAAAGCAGGACTACAACCGCTCGCGCGGTCGGACGTTCGACCGCAGGGTGTCCTGAGCCGTGGCCGTCACGGTTCTGCGCTACCGGGACATCGGTGGCTGGATCCTTGGCCGGACGAAGAAGCAGTACCGTGTGGCAGTCAAGACGCTCCAGCTCGAGGCCAAGACGACAGCGCTACGAGCGATCCAGGAGCAGATCGGTCAGACCGATCCTTTGCCAGTGGACCGCGGGACGTATCGGCGCGGCTGGACGACGACGAACCTCCCAGATGGAGTCATGATCTACAATGCGGAGGTGCACGCCGCCGTGATCGAGCACGGGCGCCGACCCGGCGCACGCATGCCGCCTCCGGCCGTTCTAGGCGAGTGGGCCCGGCGCAAGGGGCTGCTCCGGGATGTGCCCAAGCGCGGGCGTCAGGCGGCACAGCGCAGCCTTGGTTTCGTGATTGCTCGTGCCATCGCACGGAAGGGGCTCCCCGCCAGGCGGGTGCTCGACCGCGCGCGTCAGGTTTTCTGGCCGGCCATCAAGCGCGCCGTGCGCCTCGCCATGAAAGCGGCGACGTGAGATGCCCATAAGCCGTGCGCAGTACAGCCGGCGCGCCTCGCACGATGTGCGGGGGGCCATGGGGCTCGCCCTGCGGCGGCACCTGGAGGTTCTTCAGTTTCAGAACGCCGGCGCGATTTTCGGGTTCAACGAGGTGTTCGACGAGTGGCCCTCGTACATCCAGCGGTATGTTCCGCCAGCCGCGTGCGTGCTCCCGGGCTCATGGGAGTACGGCGATTGGTCGTTCACGCCGACGCTGCTCGAGGACACCTGGGAGGTTCGCGGGGAGCCGGGCTTCGGGCTCTACAAGCTGTCCGAGCTGTCGGCCAACTTTGAAGTCAGCATTCGGGCGAACAGCAACGCGGAAAGATCGTCGCTCATTCAGGGGATCGAGGAATCTTTCGTGGCACCTCGGCTGCTGATGGATGACCCAGCCGGTGCCAGGTACGGTGTGTTTCTTCCGCTCCCGGAGTATTATGGCCTCGAAGCGAGGTTCGCCCTGCTAAGCGCCCGAAACATGGACACCGAGGATTCTGCGCTGCGGGAGCATCGCGACGCCGTGTTCGTTGTGTCAGGGCAAGCACCACAGGTTAGAGTGGGCCCCGTTTTTCCTCTCAACCTGACGATTCAACTCGATCCGTACTGCTGAAAAGAGGAGTCACAGCATGCCCTTCACCCTTCGCCTCACAGAGACTCCGACGCTTTCGCGCACCACGGAACTCGAACAGATCATCATCGTGGACAAGACGGGGCCCTCCACCCCGCTCGGAGTTTCGTCCGGGGCGTCCTGCCTGGTCGGGGAGTTCCTGAAAGGCCCGTTTGCGCCCACCGAGGTCTTTTCGCAGGGCGACCTGCAAGGGGTCTTCACGGGTGATGGGACCAGGCTCGACCGCATCTCGCAAAACGGGCTCGACCCGACCGCCGCGGGGTTTGACCAGGATGGCTCGGCCGTGACCTTCGACGGCAATGGCCACGCGGAACTTCTCGGCAAGCAGTTCAACCGCCTGGTGCTCTCCCGTGTGGACTGCGACATGGTGGTGGCGGACGATCCCCTGGCGAACAAGGCGTATCTGGCCTTCAACGTGACCGTCGCCGCTGCCGATGTCACGGCGGGCAGGACGAACAAGGACTTGCTGATCCCGGAGGGGACACGGTTCGCGACCGATTCTTCTCTCGCCACACCGCCCACCGTCATCATTGCGCTCTCTCAACCCCTGCTCATCCCGGCGGGAACCGCGGTCAGGACGACCAACCGCATCTTCATCTCATCGGTGGCGGTGGACACCGGCGCCGCAGACGACGAGATTTTCAACGTCTCCCAGGATCCGGCGACAGGGGCCCTCACCCTGCTCATTCAGGGCCCTTCCGACACGAGTCCGGGCTTCCCGAGGCTGGCGGTTCCCGGGTCCATCGGACCGACGTGCTTCTTCGTGAAGAACTACACGGCGGCGATCGGCGTCATCGACTCGGTCATCACGCCCGGCGACAACGCCATCCCGAACTCCGCGTCAACGATCACGGCGACCGGGATCTCGACCGTGGACATCGCGGCTGTCGCCACGGACGTCTGGGCGCCGCGTTCGGCTGCCGTCGCCACCGCCGCCCTGACCAACCGCATCCTCACGCGCTACCCGGACGCCATCAAGCGGACGCTGCCCACCGATGCGCCCATGATCGACATCACGCACATCTGGTCGGCCAAGAACTGGTCGGCGTTCGAGGCCACGGTGGGTGCCGTGACCACGGCGCTCGCCGGCAACATCCGCTCGAAGCTGTGGGAGAACGCCAAAGACGCCTCGGCCCAGGCTCGGGGCCGGACGTGCGGCGTGTCCAACCCGCCGTCGCGCTTCCCGACGCTGGCCGGCGCCTCGGAGGCCAAGACGGCGGTCAAGGTGCTCCAGGCCGAGTTCACTGGTGTGGACGCCGACCGCGTGTTCGTCAACTTCCCCTACAGCAAGCAGTTCATCACGGCCCTCAACCGGAACGTCCTCGTCAGCCCCGGCGGCTGGAAGGCGAGCCTGGTCTCGAATCTGCCCGAGGAGTTCCAGACGTCGGTGCAGAACAACCTCATTCAGTCCATCCAGGGCCTGGAGGACGCCTTCGTGGTGAGCCCGCTGGAGCGCAGCGATTACGTGGACTTCAAGGCCAAGGGCGTCTCGGCGCTGATCAAGGACCGAGTCGTCGGCTGGTGGTTCCAGTCCGGGATCACGGCGGTCAGCGCCACCTTGTTTCCGACGCGGGTGTCGGACAACCGCCGCCGCATGGCCGACTTCATCCAGGACACCATCGCCGGCATCGCCGCCAAGTACAGCAAGTTCCCCGGCACGACCGAGCGGGTGGACGCACTCGTGGGCGAGATCGATGCTTTCCTCTCGTCGCTCAAGTCGGTCGAGAACCCGGCGACTCAGCGCATCGAGGACTACAGCATCGATGCCAAGAGCCTGAACACGCCGGCGCTCACGGGCCAGGGGATCCGCACGTTCGCCATCAAGGTCCGCATGCTGGGCGATCTCAACTACCTGGTCTTCGAGACCTCCATTGGGCCTACGGTCGAAGTCAATCAGGTCGCGTGATGATTCTGGTGAATCTGCTCATTGACCCGCTTCGTGAAGAAAAGCGGGAACGTCGAAGGGCACAGGATCGGAAGAGGTATGCGCGTCATGCAAAGGCGATCATCGCCAAGACCTCCGCGTATCAGAGGGCACACCGCGAGCAGCAACGCAGTTACAGTCGCACATACTACTGCAAGCATCATCAGAAGGAACTGGCGCGAGCTTCCAAGTACCGCCGGGAAAACCTGCGCACACCTGTGCAGCTTGCTCGGGTGCGCGAAACGAGTCGTGCCTGGAGAGCCACACATCTTGGATATGAAAGGAACCGCTACTGGAACGATCCGGCGTTTCGGACATACAGACTATCGAAGGACCGGAAGCGCGGAGCGCGGAAGGCCGAAGGCCACATTGTGCACGAGCAGTGGATGGCCGTTCTTGCCGCCTACGGTGGCCTTTGCGCGTACTGTGCCTCTCCTGCGGCTGAGATGGATCATGTGATACCGTTGTCGCGTGGTGGCCGACATGACATCAGCAACATTGCGCCGGCATGCACTTCTTGCAATCGCTCGAAGGCGGCTCGACTACTAGTCGAGTGGAAAGGAAAGTCCTGTGCCTGAATTGCGAATTTTTGGCCGCGAGATCCAGATCCGCCTCACGCGGGATGGCTCCCTGCTCACCGAGATCACGGCGATCAAGAACTTCGTGTTCGAGACGCGCCACCGCATCATCACCGAGGGCTACCTGGGGGAGACGGCGCAGCGACAGGACGAAATCTTCGACGAGGTGGGCGGCAACTTCACCGTGCACCCGGAGGGAACGGAGATCCTGGAACTCCAGCGCCTCATCGTGGACAGGTCCAGCCGCCGGGTCGCGAACGACGAGCAGGTGTCCTGCACCTTCCGCACGCTGTTCCCCATCAACGGTGGGACGGTCGCCCGCATCACGATCCCGGACATGAAGTTCGACCCGATCCCGCTATCGTTCTCTGCTCGCGACGCCTACGTCGAGATGGGATTTGTTTTCAAGGCGTCCCGCTACCTGCTCAACATCTGACACCGCTCAGTCGGAGGGGTTGACAGGAAACGGACACGCTGGCAGGTTTCTACTCCATGGACCAGCCGCCTTCCGTCAACCCCATGGGGCAAGCCGCTGCTCTCGCCGCCGCCCGCCCGCGCTACAAGTTCATCGTCCCGGAGACGTCCCGGGCTTGGCCGAGCGACCCCAAGGTGGTGGTGCTGCGCGAGATCACGATCTCCGAAGAGACGCAGGCGGCGACCCGGGCCGGCGGGGGCGCGCTGCTCAAGCACCTCTACGAGTGCCTCAAGTACGCCATCGTGTCCGCGGATGGCGTGAACATCACCTGGGAAGACGGCGGCAAGGAACGCTTCCTCGAAGGCTGCTCGCCCAAGGTCGCGACATTGCTCGTGCGCGCCTACAACCACGTGCATCAGCCGCAGGAGGAGGACTCCGCGGCTTTTTTGTCCAGCGCGACGACGGTGGTCTAGGCCGTCTAGCTCGGGCCCGCTGGGACCTGATCGCGTACCTGGCCCGCTACGGCAGGCAACCCCTCTCCGAGATCACGGCGCTCACCATGCGCGAGGCCCGCGAGTTCGTGGACGCCCTCTCCGACCTGGTAGAGCGGGAGAGCAAGGGGAAGTAGTAGGATAGGGGCGCGCGATGGCCGAAGCCGAGACAGAAACACTCGTCCTCAAGGCGTCGGACCAGGCGACCGCGCCGGCACAGAAGGCGGCGGCGGCGTTCGACAAGGCGGGAGCAGCGGCCGAGCAGCTTCGCGCCAAGATTGGCGGGCTCAAGCAGCACACGCTGCTCCTAGCTGGTGGCATCACGGGCCTCGGGTTCGGGTTCAAGGCCCTGGCCGAGAAGACGATGCACGCGCTCAAGGCGCAATCGTCGATGGAGAAAGGAATCGCGTCGCTCAACTTCTCGATGCTCCAGTGGCCTAAGAATATTTCTGCACAGGACAAGTGGAACACCTCGCTGGCGATGGGCGCCGAGACGCTGGCGCGGTTGGAAGAAGAGTCGTCACGCCTCGCCATGCCGGTGGAGCAGTTGAATGCGGCTTACGGGAAGCTGGCCGGCCCTGCGTTCACGAAGCTAGGGCTCTCGACGGAGCAGACCTTCGGGCTGCTGACCAAGGCGGCCGAGGGCGCCAAGGCGTTCGGGCTTTCTGGTGAGCATGCTGCCCAGGTGATCTCCCGGGCGCTCATCACGCGCACCATCGGGCGCGGGCTCGACCCATTCAGCGACAAGTTGCGCGTCGCTCTCGGCAACATGAAGAAGTTGAGCGCGAAGGAAATCTACGATCGGATGCAGAAAGGGTTGGGTGACGTCAGTCAGCAGGCCGAGTTCATGGCGACCGGCATGGACGCTTCCCTCTTTCGTATTCGCGATTTCTTCGAGAGCACGCTCAAAGGAATCGGTGCGCCCACGATCAAGTACATCACGGGGTTGCTCAAGGGCTGGACGGACAAACTGGCCGAGGCGAAGAAACACGGCCACGACATCGTGGCCGAGTACGGCGACAAGCTACTCGGCGCCTTCAAGTTCTTGGAGAAGGTGACGCGCGCGCTCCTGGACAACTGGAAAGAGATCGCGGCGATCTTCGTCGCGACCAAGGCTGAATCCTGGATCAAGGGCCTCGGGGCACTCGGCGGTGCCGGCAAGAAAGAAGGTGAGGGTGCCGGCGGTTTCATGGGAGCGATCGGGAAGTTCAGCAGCAAGCTGCTCTCGACGACCGAGGCGCTCGGCGGGTTCTACGTTGCGTTGAAAGTGGGCGCGGAGATCCTGGACGAGTGGCAAACGAAGAAACTCCAGAAGGAATCTCGGGCACCCCTGATAGATGCTGCACTCACGAGTCTCACCAAGGCGTCCACTGCGAGATCGGAACGCGAGGGGGCCGCTGCCTTGCGCGCTGCTCGTCAGCAGTTCGGTCCAGGCATCATCACTGCCGGCGGCAAGGTCCAGCGCGGTGTGCTGACGACCGCGCTCGAAAGTCTGTCTGCGAAGGACATGATGAAGGTCGCGGGGCAACTCGGGGGCACGACCAGGGGCAGGGGAACCGTGGAACAGCAGGTCATGATGAAAATCGCGGATAAACTGGAGGCGCTCATGCGGGCGTATCCAGAAGCCGCGCCGAAGGTGGCTGGAGAGGTCAAGCCCGAGGCGATGAAAGGAAAAGTGGTCAAAGCCCCTGTGCAGAACTTCGGTGACGTCTACATCACGCAGGATTTCAAGGACGCCGATCCCGATCGCGTGTTCATCCGCTTCAAGAACGATCTGGAGAACCAGGCCGAAAATCAGACGCAGTCGTCGCTTTCCGAATGGGCGGGGCCCTGATGGCTGACTTTCTTTCGCAGGCCAACACCTTCACCGTGCGGATCCTCGAAGGGGAACTGGCCGGCACGGACATCTTGCTCGAAACCCGCGCGCTGCCTTACCGGGGCGTCAGCTACGAGACCGAGCAGCGGGTGAAGACCACCTACTACGCCGGCAACCCCGTGGCCACGCAGCAGGTGATGGGCCCCATCGAGAAGAACACGATGGTGACCGGGATGTGGAAAGACATCTTCCTGGGCAACGGCACGGCCGCTGCCTTGCGCGACACCTTCAACGACATCTGCCGCGCCGGCCTGTTGATCGAGGTGCGCTGGGGCGCCGGCATCTTGCCCGACGGCTCGCTGGTCTCGACGCCGATCGTGCGCCGGGGCGTGATCAAGCGGTTCAAGCACACCTACGACCGGCCGCAGGACATCGCCTGGGAGGTCGAGTTCGAGTGGCGCGGCCGGGACGAGCCGACGCAGCCGCCGCTCCAGGGGGCGGGACAGGGTGAGAGTGACTTCTCGGACGCGATCTCGCTGCTCGACGAGGTCACCTCGAAGATTGCGGCCTTCCTGGGCGACCCCATCAACCGGCTCGCCGGCTTCCAGCAGTCGTTTCTCGATGATGTGGACGACTTCCTGAACGCGGTCGCGGCGGCGAACGGCGCGTTCAATGCTGCGGCCGAGGCCCTGCGGTTCCAGGGCGAGCTATCGACCGCCGTCATCGAGCGCGTGCGGGGCGCTGTGCAGGGCACCATGCGGGCGGCGGTGGACCTGGTGGGGGCCTTCGAGGAGTTCAAGGACTGGACGACCGAGGTCAAAGACACGGCGCTATCACTGCTCGGGTTCAAGGCCCAGAAGATGGGCGTCATGCGCGGGCTCGACGACGCGCAGGAGCGCATGCGGACGATCGACGAAGACCTGGCGGCACGCGAGATCCCTGATGTGATAGCCGAGGTGCGCGTGCCGGCCGACACCGACCTGCGCGATCTCGCGCAGAAGTTCTATGGCAACGCGGACCTGTGGTGGGTGATCGCCAACTTCAACGGCATCGGGACGTCGTCGAAGGTCCCGGCCCTGCCTTCCGGCGTGAGCGACAACCCCGGACGCGCGATCCGCATCCCGCGCATGACCGAAGGCGCGCAGGGGCGCCTGGCCTGCTAGGAGCCAGCCGGTGCCCGAGCGAAAGCCCAGGAAGTACCAGCCGGCGGCGCTGATCAAGTTCACCATCCAGTTGGAGGACTTCGCGGAGGTCACGAATCCCGACACCGAGAGCGAGCAGAAGCCTTTCCGCGAGCGGGCTGCGAAGCTGGACGAGTCGATCACCCGCGCTCGGGGCTTGCTCGCCACCGCGCAGAACTCGCAGAAGGATGGCCGTCCGATCAGCGTCGAGGTGTCCCGTCGCAGGCGTGTGCTCCGGTCCCTGGAGAAGTCGCGCCAGATCCTCAAGAAGCAGCCGCCCACCCCTGCCGCCTTGCCGACCGACCAGGGCAACGACTTCACGATCGTCGTGTACGTCGCTCCCATATCGCTCACTGTCGAGATCAATAGCTTCCGCATCGCGGACACGGTCATCGCGTCTTTCCCGTTTCTCGACGCGCCTTTCTACTCGTACACGATCCGGTCGGCGTTCATGGACGTGTTCATGGGCACCATGCCGGTCGAGGAGTTCGGCAAGCCCGACGCCTGGGTGCTGCCGCTCGACAGGGCCACGCTGATGTTCCGCGGCTACGTGGACTCCTGGGAGACCACGCACGACGACGCCGACGCCATGGTGCAGGTGCAGGCGCGCTCCTACGAGAGCGTGCTCATGGACGCCAAGGTCAATCCTCTGGCGAAGGCCCACCGTATCGCCGGTCAGGGCGAGAAGATCAGTGACTACGTGAACCGCATCCTGTCGCAGTTCCCGCAGACCAGCGGGAAGTTCGGAGATCAGATGCGCGCCGTCTGGTACGGCGCCGCAGCGGACCAGGAGCCGGTTCTCGACCGCAAGCGTCTCCTGCGCACGCTCCAGACCGCCAAGAGTCGAAACGAGACGCTGGGGCAGGTCCAGATCCCAGAGCCCAACGGGCAACAGGTAGCGCCCGACGCGGACACCGGGGGAACCGATCCTGGTGCGACTACGGGCGTGGCGGGCTCGCCGCAGGTCCCTTCGGGATCACCCGGGCAGGACATGTCCGTGTGGGACCTGCTGACCCAGGCGTGTGAACTTGCCGGCTGCATTCCGATCTACGACCCGAGCCTTCCTGCTGTCGGAGGTGTGGACCCTGTGAACTCGATCCTGCTCCGGCCGCCGCAGACGATCTACGAAGACGTGCTCGGGGGCGCGCGCATCCGGGGTGGTCCCATCGACGGATTCTCGCGAGAGTTCACGAATCCGCGCAGCCAGTTCGGCGTGAAGTACCAGTCCGAGATTCGTCTGATGGTCTGGGGGCACAACGTCAAGAGCCTCAAGACCAGCCGCAAGCTAGGGAAGATCAAAGCCCAGGCGGTCGAAGTCGTTTCCTACAACCCGGATGCGGCGCCGAAAGATCGCACCATCACCGTGCGCTACCCCGACATCAAGCGGCCCACCTGGACGAATGCCAAGGGCGGCAGCAAGATCGATCAGGTTTTCACGAAGGTCGTTCGCGGTGTGCGGGATCGTGACCTGCTCAAGCAGATCGCCGTGAGCATCTTTCACCAGATCACGCGGCAAGAGGTGGGGGTCGTGATCGAGACCGACGACCTGGCCTCGTACATCGACCCGACCACGCCCGTGGACCCGAACGAGAAAACCGACATCTTGAAGCTGCGTGCGGGGACACCCGTGCGGGTGAACGTGGCGCGCGAACGGAAAGAACTCAACAACCCGGGGGCCATCGTGATCTCCCCACTCTCGAACATGTTCGAGAAGCGCAGCGACGAGATCATCCAGTTCTTGAAGCGGCAGAACGCACGCTTCGAGCGCAACGCCAACGACGCGCGGGCCATCGAGCGCGTGGCGGTGCGCCTGGCCCGTGCGTTCTCTTCGGCCAGATTGACCGACGTGTTCTACTGCCGATCGGTCTCGCACAAGTTCGAGGCGGACGGGGGGTACTCGGCTACCATGGAACTCGTGAACTACCTTGAGGCGCGCTCGGACGCGAAGAACCTGGGCAAACTGGATCAGCAGGCGAACGACCAGCGCAAGACCCACAAACTGGCCAAGTCCGAGGTGGAGCGCCGCAAGGAAGCCGCCGCCAAGACCAGGGCCAACGTGCGCCGCGCGGAGCAGGAGCGGAGAACCTGATGCCGGCCCCGGGGCAGGCCGCGCGCAAGGGATTCGGCACGAACATCCGCCGCGTGGCGGACACGCGCCGGCTCGCCAAGGCCCTGACGTCGGCCGGCATCGACCCGCGCCAGTGGGCCTCCTACGGCACCGTCTGCACGGTAGGCGACGACGGGGAATGCGACTTCTCCGACAAGCGGGCGGTCTACGTCGGCCCCGAAGGCGTCGAGGTGGACGTGGTGCTGGAGCCCCTACGCATCCCGGTCGTGGCCCACTACGCCGGCATCCAGGGCGGGTGCGAGACGACGTTCTACACGCCCATCCGCCCGGGTGACCGCGTGCTCCTGGTGCTGCCCGACGGCGACCCGAACCTGCCGCCGGTCATCACGAACATCCTGCACTCGGCCGACTGCAAGGTTCCGATCGCGGACGGCAAGCCGATCTTCAAGAACGACCGCGTGCTGCTGTACGCCGAGAACGTTGATGTCGATCTGCGAACGAAGGGTGGGACCCAGGTCGAGGTCAAGCAGGACGGGGCGATCAATGTCAATGTCCCGACCCTGCTCGGAAAGGTAAACCTGGGCCGCGCTGACGCGGTCGAGCAACTGATCCTGGGCACGACGTACCGCGGGCAAGAGGCCACCATGAATGGGACCATCATGGCAGCGCTCACGGCCATCACCGCGGCCTATGCCGCCTGGGTGGCTCCTGCCGCGGAGGGGTCGGTTGCCCCGCCTGGAGCGTTCCGCGCGGCTTACCCCGGCACGTCCGTGTTGATCGACACCCTGGCCGGCCCGTCCGGGGCAGCGGCGATACTTGCGGCGATCGTGGCGTTCGAGGCGCAAGCGCTGACCTACCTTTCCACCATCACGAGGTCCAAGTAGATGCCCATCATCCGATCAGGCGGTCTTGGCTTCGAGGCGCTGGGCGACCCGTTCGGCGCGGGCGGCCCGCTCCACGTCGTGCGCGCCCTGGCGGTCGAAGGCCAGACCGTGCGCGTGGTCTTCGACGAGGAGCCGCTGCATGTCGGCGGTGCTGCACAGAACGACGCCCTCAACCCGGGCAACTACACGGTCGAGATCCTGACGGGCGAGGGCCAGGACCCGGTGGTCGTCGGCGTCAAGCCTGCCATGGTGACCGGCCCCGTGTACGGCGTCCTCATGGGGGACGAGCGCGCCTTCGACATCCAGACCGACCGCCAACTCGTGACGGGGCTCGTCTACGAGGTCACGGCGGCGAACATCAAGTCGAAGCTGGGCATGGGCCTGGGCTTTCCGTACTCGGCCACGTTCCCGGGCGTCGTGCCGGTCAAAAGCACGCTCCGGCCCACGCGCCAGCTCGAGAACATGGACCTGGCGAACACCCCCGTGCTCGGGGCCTTCACCGTGGACGACTCGGGCGACGTGGCGCCGCACGGGGGGTCTGAGGGCCTGCGCAAGCGAGTCGTGCGGCGCCTCGTGACTCCAAAGGGCGCCTTCGCGTTCCTGCCCACCTACGGCGTGGGGCTGCGGCTCAAGAACCCAGCGTCGAGCCGGGAACTCGTCCAGTTCCAGGCCGACGTGGTTCAGCAGCTCTCCGAGGAGCCGGAGGTCGCCACCGTGAACGTCAAGCTGTCCCATAACGGCAATGGCGTGCTCACCGTGCAGACGCAGATCAAGACCCGGACGGGGCTCGCGCTGGAGGTGACGGCACAGAATACCGGCAACGGCATCGTGATAACGTAGGGCCTTCGTGGAGGTACTATTTTGGTGCTATTTTCGCGCGTGCGGGTGCCTCGGAGTTTCGAGAATCTTGTTATCCGACCATCCTCTGCGAACACGATGCATCATGCCGGTCCAGGACAAGCCGAGCCGGTCTGCCCACGCAGCGGCCGGCAGGGTTTCTCCGCACAGCGTGATCAGGTGATTTCCTCGGCGGACACGGGAGTTGTCTCGTTTGTTCATTGCCTGCTCTTTCCGCGTCGCCCAGCGGCAGTTTCCGGGCTCATAGGGTCCATCGTTGTCGATGCGATCCAGGCTGTGCCCAGGAGATGGGCGCGTTCCCATGTCGGCGAAAAATGCGATGAACGATCCGCGCCAGCGTTCGCAGACGACGATGCCGCGTCCGCCGTATCTCCCGAAGTCCTTATCGTTGAGGTTGTGGCAGCGGCTTTTCGCCGCCGCCCACGAAGCATGCTCTGGTATCTTGTGCAGGCCGTGTGTCTTAGCGTAAGTGTTTCCTCTGGTGCGTTCCTGACTGAGACATCCGCAACTTCTGGAACCGCCATTCAGCAATGGCTGTGTCGTGACGCGGCCTTCTCTCCCGCACGAGCAAAGGCATCTCCAGCGCACTGGCTTGACCTCTTTGATTTTCTCAATCACGGTCCAGCGACCGAAAGTTTGCCCCGTCAACTGGACCGCGTTGTGGGGGACGCTTCCTTTCTGGAATGCCACGGCGAACAAGATAGAACAGTTTTCTAGGATAGGCCATGGGAGATTTGCCTACGCGCGCTGACTTTTTTTCCGTCGGGCGCAAGAGCATCGCCATCACGTCGGGCCTGCGCATCAACCCGCGCGTCGTGGACATCCCCGGCTCGGACTTGAACATCATCCTCGGGGCCATGTCGCTCATGTCCGAGGAGACCATCGCGGCGCTCGCTGTCTGCTTGCAGGGCTCCTTCATCGAGACGGCGAGCGGCGATCAACTCGACCGCGTGGCCTTCGACCGCTTCGGTCTCGCGCGCCTGGCTGCCACGCCGGCCACCGTGGACCTGACCCTCACCCGGCCGGCGGCGGGCCCGGCCGGAACCTACCCGGCGGGCTCCCGCGTGCAGACGCCCACGGGGGCGCAGTTCGCGACGAACACGGATGCGGTCTTCGCGGGGGCCACGCTCACGGTCGCCGTCTCGGCCACGGCGCTCATCGCCGGCCCGGAGAACAACGTCGCCGCGGGGCTCGTGACCCAGTTTCTTGACGCGCCGTTCGATCCGACGCTCACGGTCACGAACGCGGCCGGGGCTGCCGGCGGGGCCGAGGCCGAGGATGACATCGCCTTCCGGGGCCGCTTGCGGCAGTTCTTCCCGACTATCCGCCGGGGCGTCATCGGCGCCATTGAGTTCGGGGCCATCCAGGTGCCTGGCGTGGCCGTGGCGCGTGCCATCGAGGTCGAGAACGGCGGCACGGGCCTCCCGGCGGCAGCCGTGAGCCTGTTCGTCGCGGACTCGAACGGGCTTTCCACCGCGACCATGGTGCAGGCCGTCGTAGATGCGCTGATCGAGTTCCGGGCGGCCGGGATCCCTGTCCTGGTCACGGGGGGCGCGCTGGCGCCGCCGATCCCCATCACCTGGCGACTGGGCTTCGAGACGGGCGTCAACCAGGTCGAGGTGCAGGAGCAGATCCGGGCGGTGAGCATCGCCGTCGCCCAGTTCCTGCGCCCCGGCGAGACGCTCTACCGCTCGGCGCTCATTGCGGCAGCGCGCACGGTCCTCGGGGCGATCATCAACGACGGCTCCCTGGTCTCCCCCTTCGGGGACGTGACCCCGTTCCCCGGAAACCTCGTCATCCGCGTCCAGAACGCCGACGTGACGTTCGTGACCTGATTCCCCCATGCCGCCTCCGATCCCGCCCACACCAGTGCGCCAGACGTTCCTGGACGTGCTGGCGCGAACGATGGACGCCGGCTGGCTGGAGGGGCTGCGCGCGGACGTCAACAGCAACGCAGTCCTGAACGCCCTGTTCGACATCGCGGTGCGCTCACAGGAGGCGGTCAACCGGGGTTGCGGCTCCGTCCTGATCTCGGAAGCCTCGGGCGGGCGCTCCGGGATCTGCGAGTTGACGCTGACGCGTGCGTCCACGGTCAACACGGTCACCATCCCCAAGGGCTACAAGTTCCGCGACGAGCGTGGGATCCAGTACATCCTCACCATGAACGTGCCGGTCATCGTCGGGCAGGCCGTCGTGGTCCTGCCGCTCGAAAGCGTCCGGCACACGGAACTCGTGAACACGGTGAACGACACGTTCGAGAGCGTGGCCGTGGGAGCGTTGCCGCCGGCATTCGTGGACCCCGATAGCCCCGAGATCCTCGACTCGGGCTTCGAGATCGTCCTTCGGCCCGAGCCTTTTCTGGTCTTCGGCGGGACGCTGCTCTACACCTCGTCCACGCCCACGACGCTCGGGGCCTCGGACTACCTCTCGGCGCACGGACAGGAGCGCGGTCAGCTTCGGCAAGCCAGTGAGACCGAGCACGACTTCCGACTGCGAGTGCGCAACATCCCGGACGCGGTCTCGCCGCAGGCCATCGCCCAGGCTGTCAACAGCATCGGCGCGGCCGTGGACGTCTACCCGATCACGACGCAGGAGCCGTTCAATGATGGGGCGAGCGTGGCGCTCAAGGACAACCTGTACCTCGACTACTTCGACACCTACTTCGGATCCGCCACGGTGCCGGCGGCCGGGAGCCCGATCGTGGACTTCTTCGACGACATCTTCTTCGCGCCTTCACCGCTGCCCTTCGGGTTCGTGGTCCGCCCGCGCGACACCGTGAGCCGCCGCGAGGCCACCGCCTACTTCCGTCTGCTCACGCCCAACGTGCTCAAGGACCCTGACGGGCTGCGCTTCTTCGCGGACGTGTCGTTCCTCGACGATCCGGTGTGGGGCTACCTGGACGTGAACGACCACCCGCAGGTCATTGCCGCGCTCATGGCGATCTGGGAGGAGGCCAACCGCAAGCGCGCGGCGGCCGTGCAGTTCGACGTCCTGTGCCCCCTGCACCGCGACAAGGTGGGCGTGGGCAGCGTGGTCTCGGCCGTCGAGACCACGGTGTTTCTCATGGAGTCGGAGCCCGGCGCAGCGGTGCCCCTCGTGCCCGGGGACACCTCCTGGTTGCTCATGGACGCGGCGGCTGGGCACGACGCGGCGATCTCAGGCGGCTCGCCGTCGGCGGGCTCCTACCACAAGCTGATGTTCACCTTCCACGACGCCACGACGTTCACGACGCCGGCCTTCTTCGGGATCTACACGGAGGATTTGTCCAATCGGATCCTGCTGGCGATGGGCTTTCCGTTCACGAAGCGGATCGCCCGGATCGAGGGCCTCGTGCTGGGAGATGGTGTAGAAACGCTCAACCTGGTCGCCACCGTTCGAGTTCTGGAGTTCATCGAATCCTAGAGGGGAGCAAAGATGGCCAACCCACTTTCGATCGTCATCGAGAACGCTCGCGAGGAGTTCCTGTCGTCGGACTTCACCCGCGCCGAGCAACTGGCGTCCACGCAGGCGCAGAACATCCTGCGGGATACGACGCGATTGCCCGACGCGGGGAACGCGCTCGACGACGGGGCGTTCAACGGCGACAAGCAGAGCAATGCCTTCTTGATGGCGCCCACGTTGACGCCCGCAGCAGGGTTCACGATGGATCTCGGCGTCGGGCAACTCATGACCCAGGACGGGTCGGCCGACACCCTGGATGGGGACGGCACGAACTACTTCCCGATCCGCTGGATCGCGGATGTGCTCACCTTCGCGGCGCCCGATCCCGTCAACCCGCGGATCGATCTCGTCGCCGTGGACACGGTCATCACGACGGTGAACACGGACCTGGAGAGCCGGAACATCCTGCTCGACCCGGTCCTGCGCACGGTAGCGCCCGCTTCCGTGCCCAAGACCCAGCACCCGCGCTCGGCCGTGAGCGTGGTGACGGGGACCCCGGCGGCGATCCCCCTGCCTCCGGCCATCCCGGCGGGCTCGGTCGCGTTGATGCTGGTGCACGTGCCGGCCGCCGCGCCCTCGTCGGCCACGTTCTCCACGGCGCGCGTGGCGACGCGCCTCACGTCCTATCCCATGAGCACGGCGCACGGGATCTTCGCCGGCTGCAACTTCCTGTGGAGCGACGTGGATGACACCGTCGTGGACTCCGACCTGTCCCTTGCCGTGACCGAAGTCAACAAGGTGATGATCAGCGGCGAGTTGCTGTCGTTTCACGGCGGTTTCGAGGCGAGTCCGCCCGAACCACCCCTCATCGTCCAGGCCAGCGGCGCGGATGATCCGTTCGCGGTCGCGGCGCCGGCCACGAACGACAAGCCCTACTACCTCTATGCCTGCGGCGGGCGCTTCGCTCCGTTCCTGGTTGGCCGGCGCGGGTTTCTGTTCGGCGGCGCGGATGCACTCAATCCGGTGGTGATCGTCGAAAGCCTGACGCCGCCGACTGTGGAGGGGTATGCGTCGGCGGCGCTCACGACTGCGCTCGGGACTTTTCCGACGCCTGCGACGCTGTTCGTGGGCTGCGGCTGGGTCACGAAGGGCACGACGTTCCGCAAGGCCATTACGCAGGATCGTGAATGGTTCTGGGCCAACTCGTCGTTTATCGAGGGCACGGTTGCCCCGGTAATCGGGACAACAGACCTCACCTTGGCGTCGCGCCCCTTCGCGGGGATCTGCAAGTCGGCCATGATTCGCGCGCGGCTGCTCGTGGGTGCCGCTGGCGTGGTGCCCACGCGCTTGATGGCTTTCAGAAAGCGCACCGCTGTCCCTGTTTCCGAGTCACTTGCCGAGATTTTTGTCACGGTGCTCAGCACGCATTTTGCGGGGTTGTTTCAAACCAACTTCGTGACGACGCCCGAACTCGTGTACACCACGACTACCGTGGCCGACGTCTTTGTCGAGCTGCACGCGCAGGCGTACAAGGTCCAGCTTCCCCGACTGAGATCCAGGTAGCCCGTGGCGTTCGAGACCGTGGAAATCAGGTCGCGCCTCAACGCGATCTCTCCGATCGTCGGCTACCGGCAAGACCTGGCGGTCTCCGACGCGGTCACGCTCGAACTCACCGACACGACCGGCGTCTCGACCTTCCGGTGGCTCCTCGTGGGCCGCCCCGAGGGTAGCGTGGCCGGCGGCGCGGGACCCGAGCCGCTTCTGCTCGGGAACTCGGGCACGGCCGGGTTTACCGTGGACACCGACACCGGGTTCCCGAAGGACGGCACGTACACGGTCCACTGCATCCTGAACGAGAACTCGCCCACGGAAGCCACGATCAAGACGATCCTGGTGCGGCTCAACGTGCTCACGACGGCCGACGGTCGGACGCTGCGCATGCTCGGCGCCTTCGAGACCGACGAGGACACGGCCGACGCTCTGGTAGCGCAGGGCTACGCGAAGATGCTCAACCGCTGGCTGCGCAAGCTGGCCGCTCTGACGGCGGCGGCGCCCTTCAAGCGCGTCACCCTCACCGATGGTGAAGGTGTCGCGACCGAGGCCGACCGCACCACGGAGCACATCTGGTTCTCGTGGGCCATCGACTTCTCCTACTTCACTACGGCGACCATCAAGCTGACGTTCATGGCCGAGGTGCGCGGCGAGGACAACGGCGTGGACTCGCCGGATGTGTCGGTGTTCCTGATGCCCACGCCGAACGGCAACGGCGGGGCGGTTCCCACCGGAGGCTCGACGCTGCTCATCGGCCCCACTGCGTTCGACACGAATGGTGCGTTCAGCACGGTCGCCCCGGCGCCGGTCTCCATCGCAACCCCTGCCGGTGTCCAGGTGCTGGCCATCTCGGTGAAGGGCGCCTCGCCGGCCGTGCCGATCGCGCTCGTGCAGGGCCCGGTGCTGATCGTCGAGGAGGAGTAGCCCGGTGTCGTTCGACACCGTCCAGATCCGGTCGAAGGTGAACGGGACCCTCCCGGTTTTCGGCTACCGCGACGACCTGCTGGTGGGCGACACAGTGAGCCTCTCCCTGTCCGACACCACGGGCGTGGACCCTTCGGGGACGGAGTGGTGGCTGGTGGGGCGCCCCGAAGGTTCCGTCGTCGGTTTCGCCGGGCCCGAGCCGATTTTTCTCGGTGGCGGACTCACGGTCTCGTTCGTGGTGGACGACGACACGCTCTACCCGCGCGACGGCAGCTACCTGATCCAGTGCGTCGTCAGAAACTTTCCCGTGGGGCCGAATCCGCCCACGCGGGTGACCAGGATCCCGGTGCTGCTCGCGCGGCTGTCGGGGCTCACGTTGCCAGACGGCCGGGAACTGCGCATGCCGGCGGCCTACGAGACCGGCGAAGACACGGAGAACCCGATCATCAAGCTGGGCACCAGCAAGATGATTAACCGCTGGCTTCGGCGCGTGGCCACGCTGATCGGCACCGCGGAGCAGGGCAAGCGCATCTCGCTTACGCGCGGCTTCGGGACCGTCACGCACGGCTCCGCGGACACCTTCGGCGTCTACTACTCGTGGGCCGTGGACTTTGATCAGTTCGACGCGACAGAAGTCAGGTTCCGACTCTGGGTCGAGGCGCGCCTGGTGGGAGCCGCTACTTCCAACGGGACGGTCCTACTTGCGATTCAACCCAACGGGGTCGCGCGAGGCGCGGCCCCTCCAGGTGGATCTGCGGGGGTCACGAGTGTCGGAGTGCTTTCGACTTCGTGGACTTCGCTGGCCATCACGTCGATTCCGTTCGCGCGGCCTTCCGGCGTGAAGGTCGTGGGCGTCTGGCTTCTTGCGGGGTTTACCAGCGGTGGAGAAGGCCCGCCGATTCCCACGCCGATCTTCGCCGCCGGCCCCGTGGTCGTGGTCGAGCCGGTATGAGCAGCCGTCTGTGGGCGCTGACGGCGTTCTTCAACTCGTGCGGCTACCGCTCCCGCCTGTCCAACTACCGCGCTTTCCGCGCGTGCCTGCACATGCCGCTCGTGACCGTGGAGTTGGCGTTCGGCTCGGCTGCCTTCGCGCTCCGGCCGGGCGACGCCGAGGTGCTCGTCCAGGTCCGCGGAGGTGACGTGATGTGGCAGAAGGAACGCCTGTTGAACATCGGGCTCGGCCGGCTCCCGCGCGAGTGCACGAAGGTGCTCGCCGTGGACTGCGATATGGTCGTGCGCAACGCGCGGGCGTGGCCCGGGGCCGTGTCCGGGCTCCTGGACACGCACGCGGTGGTCCAGCCCTACGCGCGCCTGCA